GGCTCTTCCTTTGGCTCTTCCTTTGGAGGTTTTTCTGCTCCTTTCTCAACTTTTACTTCTATTGTTTCCGGATTTACTGGTGCAGGATCTGCCGATGGCTTCTCTTCACTCTTGGCTGGTGCGTCTGGAGCAGGCTCCACAGGCACAGCTGGTTCTTTAGGTTCCTCTAATTTAACAGATTTGTCATCGATTACTGGTACCTCAGTTTCTGATACCTTTTCCATAGCTATTTTTAATTTATCAGCAAAAGAGCCAGGATTTAACTCTATCTTTGTTTCTACCTTTTGCTCTTCTTCTGCTACTTTCTCGATAACTCTCTCTACATCTTCAAGGAGATTTCTCATAACGTCTTTACTTGTAGCTATTTTATTCACAATATTTACCTCTCTATTCTACCGGTGGTACTGGTTCTTCTACTGGGGGAGGAGGCGTTTCTGCTAATGGCTGGCCTGGCAAAGGCATATCTTCTGCTGGTTCTTCTATAGGAGATACTGGTTCTTCTCCTGGTGCAGGTTCTTCTCCACCTCCTGCAGCTACCTCTTGCATTATTTCCTCTCCTACTTGTTCAGTAACCTGTTCAATTGTATCTACAACTTGTTGAAATTCTTCCGGCTTATTTTCAGCCATATCAGCTAATACTTCTTCTCCGCCAATAGCTTCTATGATCACAGGAGCAACACCTTTTGCTATTTCTTCTTTCATTGCCATGTCTTCATCAGGATTTTCACCAGATGCAGCAGCAACTTCTCCTTCTAATCCTTCGGCAAACTCATCACTAGATAACTTAGATAAGCGACTCATTGCAGCCTTATCGTTTGCTACTTTCTTAATCATTCCAAATGTGGCTTCATAGATAGCATCAGACGCTTCCTTTATACTATTTGAAACACCCTGTTTATATCCAATCGCCATACCTTGCCCAACCAACTGAGCATCTTTTACCATTCCCATATCTTCTTCAGAAACCTTCTCAATGATTGATGCAACTTTTTCGGTTTTACTATTCTTTTTTTCATATTCTACTAACATGCCTTCTGTTACATCACGTCCTATCTTCTGAAGAGCTTCTTTTGCTTTCTTTTCCATATATCCTCCAATTAATTTTATAGAAAAATAACCTTTACTACTTTCACAATTAAGATTCTTACTTATCCACTTTCTTGTCAACTATTTTTTTATCTAACAGACTCTTGCCGATTTCCTCTAATCATTTTTCCGATACCATTTGCAGTCACGCCGACCCCTATTGCCCCGGCTCCAACAGCCGTTGTTTTATATGGATTATGCTTCATTGTATTCCACATTTGACCTACTTCATGCTTCCTTGTCCCAGGCTTAGCATTTCTAGCAAACCTTTGTCCTTGTCCCTTTAACGTCTTACCATAAAGGTTCCATCCAGACTTAGACCCAATCTCACCTGTGGCTTGACTAGTCACTTTACCAATCCTTTTTCCTAAAGCCGTACCCTTCGCAGTATTATACATAGCTGTACTCATTCCACCTGTTTGCTTACCAAGTGTACTCGCCTTGCCCGACATACCCTTTATGAATTTCATAAATCCATCAAGCTTACCTGCTTCTTTTAATATCATAACCATCTCCTATATCTCTACTTTATCTTTTCTAATGATTTTCCCACTATCTATACTAATGCTCGGTACCACAGATTTTATACTCTTTGCTTTATAATTTATCCCCACGTTTGTGCTAGGTTTTAAAGAAATACTTTTTGGTGTCTTAATCGTTGGAGTCTTTATGCTAGGTAAAGACTTCATGTTTGCCGATGCTGTCTTAACTATCATTCTTGGACATTTCATAATCTCTCCTGGTCTACTTTTGCTATCGTATCCCAAAGCATTGCTATTACTCTTGGCTGATCTTCCAATGAATATTTATCCATATTCATGCCTTCGAATCCCATGCCTTGTTTAACCATATCTTCCATGCCTTTTTTAAGCATCCATTTTACCGGCATCTTTAACAGGTTACCTATCCCACTTCTGGAAGGTTTATTTGCAAGCATAATACCACCGACAGCAGATGTTCCAGGATTCTTAGCAATAAACTTATTAACATTACTAAGCCGTTCACCTCTTCTAGCTCTATTGATTTGATGTTGCCCATATACATATGATAATGGCACCAGCCCTAATGTGGATAATGCCAATGCCTTGGCTGTATTCAATTTTCCAGCTGTCTTTGGCATCTGATTTTGTTTATACGCATCATACTCATTTTCTACCGATCTCCCAACCTCAGTCAAGGCCATAGCGCCGGCAACTGACCCCATTAATGCAAACTTATTTTTCCACATAGACTTCATGACATCTACCATAGCTTTACTGCCTGTCACCCTGGCTAACCCCAAATATGCTGCAATTGCTAGTAATGATGTAGGCAATACATCCATTGCTGAGCTAGGTGGATTTAATGGTGTCTGTATAGCCTCTGCTTTCTTTATCATTATAATACGCGATACCATGGGTTTACTATGATAAGATTTCTGACCAATAAATGGTGTAAGTAATTTAATAATATCATCAGAGATATTTTCCTCACATATATTATAAGGAGAACGTTCTTCGTTTACAATCTCTTTGATGCGCATCATTCTTTCCACGTCACCATCATCAATAACCATTCCATTTTCTTCATATTCATCAGCAAGATCTTTCTTCCCTTGGATAACCAGAGTCATCCTTTGAAATTCTTTTGGTTTTGGCGACATACCAAGGCCTATCATCGTAGTTATAACCTTATCCATATCATGTGTTGCTAATTCATCTATAACATCATTAGGCAAATCCGGTTCAGTATCACGTAAAGCAGGAGTTATAAAGTCATTCATATATTTTCTAATCTGTTTATCATCATCACTTATGACTTCACCTTCTACTTCCTTCTCTATTTCAGCATCTTTATCAGCCTCATTAGTTTTCTCCAGTTTAAGATCTTCCGGATCAGTGATAGTTTCATCTTCACTAGCGACCTTTGCCAATACAACAGCAGAACGGTCTGCTGGGCGTCCAATAGAGTCTGGACTTGTTAGGTTACTAATATCAAAAAAAGATGGATACATGTTAACCATAAACACCTTGCGCCCACTAGACATTGTTTCACCTTTGTGCAGCTTTATATGATCACAATATCTTTGAGCGGTTGCCGCTATACCCTTAGCCCCACCATCTTTGTTAAGCTCTTTAATATATGAAAGGTCTACGCCGTACTTCTTTCCTATATCATGTATTGTCTTCAAATCTTTAGTCTGAGCAATCTTCTCCATATCACTATTGGGAATTGCATAGAGTTCTCGCCACTTAGGATGGCATATTGAACAAACATCGAAAGACACCTTAGTACCCATGGACACCTTAATATCCTTATTCTTAGCTAAGGCATCCCTTGTCCAATCATCTTTTTTAAGATCATATTCTACGATCAGTTCAACCCGTGCCATCTTATTATTGAAGAAAGAGAATACCACCCTGCCATATGATTTTTTAGGATCTTTATTTTTATGCAATCTATACCAATATGCATTTTCTACAAATGTTTTATGCCCATACTCTTTCGTATCATTATCTAAAGATTTTGTTGGGAAATAATCACCGTTATTGTTTTGTCCCCAGTTCTCATCGGTCATTGCCGCAATCAACAAATACCCTTTTCCGTCCTTGGGTTCCATGCTTGCAATAAAATCTTTTATTCCTATAGAGAGATCTTTTTCAGCAGCTTCTTTAAGAAAATTATCCTTTTGAATAAGGCTTTCTACAATAGTGTTCTCATCATCTGGTTGTTCAATATACTTAATCATTCCTGACATCGCTACTCCTTTTGCCCTTAGGCTAAAGCCCTATTCTTCTTTTAGATTTTGGGCTATTATGGAAAGTTATTTTATTGCGCGTAAATGCATTATACTGTCTATCCATCCCGCCATATCCGTGTTCCTTACCAATTGCTCTTAGTCTACCTGGAGCTTTTATTTTGTTAACTATATTGGATGTCACCATTCCCAACAGACCACCTACTGCGGGCAATATTAAACTTTCTTTAAATGGTAAAGAGCGTTTTAGCTTACCAAAGATACTGGCACCCATACCAACTCCTGCACCAATACCAGTACCAACTATTGCAGTTCCCTTAAGCTTTTTGTTATATTCTTTTTGCATACCCCTATTGTCGGTATTAAGGGCTATGGCTTCTTTAACAATCATCCTTGGACATTTCATAATAAACTCCTCCTCTATGCTATAGGTAATGGAGCTATAGGTAATGGAATTATTACTCTCAACACTAATCCGATAATTATACCAACCGCATCGGCTGTCAAGTCTTTATAACTCATTCCACTGCCACCTATATCAGCTACTTCCTTACCAATGCCTACCATACTTGCTGTTATATTACCACAAAAATATGTTATCAATATGCACCCTATTAGGTGCCACAGCTTATCTATAGTAGTCCAACTATCACCAAAACAGATGATCTTGTGCTTCTTACAATACGCAATAAACTTTTCCCATAATTCCATTATATTCTCCTTATTATAAGTCCTTTTCTTCTAATGGGACAGATCCTTCCCAATCTTCCTTTGTGGCACTGTCCAATTCCCAAGTTTTTCCAGTTATCTCTTTAGAATCTATAGTACCATAAAATTCTGATCTAATATAAAGATCATTATCTTCTATTAATAATTTCATGCGTTCTAATGACAGTTTACCTATAAGCATCTCCGTCCTATCTTGCAAGAATATAAGCTTTTCCCCTTTAAATGTTATATGACTAAGTATCAAGTCATGAATAATTATATTCTTTCCAGGTTGTTGCATAGCCCTACCTATGGCTTCAAGGATTATGCCGTTAGTATTCCCATACATCCTGAATATACTATTGTTTTTTGTTTTTATGATACCAAACGATCCCTGCCTAATGCTTCTAATTCTGGTGTCACTAAAAACCTTCTTGATGCTTCCTTAACTATCATTCTTGGGCATTTCATAATTTCTCCTTATTTTATAAACCAAAAAATTTATAGCCACCATATATACCATGGTAACCATTTTTACCTTTTCTAAAATTTGACATAGCAGATATAGACCACCTCTCATTTATTATGGCTTGTAGCCCACCAATAACGTCAAACCGATCCACTCCTCCAAACGCTCCACTATTTACCAATAACTGAAGCCTATCTTTCATATCTACTTTTTTAGGTGATTTTGTTAATATAGGATCTAGTATCTGCTGGTGCAGCGTCCCATCCATTAAAAATTTATATTCCTCTGTCATCCAAACATCCACAACCACGGTTTGAGCAGTTGTAAATCTTAGAGTATCGCCAGTTTCTTCGAATACTATTTTATAATCTACCTTTAAAGAATCATCTGTTCCAAGAGTATCTATTAATATCTTTGCCATCTGTGTACCCGGTTCTAATGATGTTGAGTCGGCCAACCATACAGTATCCATAAGAGTCATAACTATAATATCAGGGTTAGCCTTCAAGGAATCCCATCTAGTCTTCCAAAATTCTGCTAATACTGTCATACCACTAAGAGAATCCGTTATAGTTTTAATCTCCGTATCCTTCCCATCAATTACCTCGACCTTAATGTCATTGAGATTAGTGATACGAGTAGCTTGCATAATGTTAATTGCCACACTTCCAACCATAACTGCAAACAATATAATAATAACTTTAACTTGAATACTCATAATTACTAATCCTTTTGTACACCGTGTCTTTTAACAAACCCTTCAATAATTTTGTATAACATCCCTGAAAATGCAAATAATAACCCAGCCACAATCACATAATTCCAAAAACTAGAGACAGCAATATCTGCAGAACCTCTGCTCTCATTATATGATGTAAACATATTAGAAATCATTTGGAACTTAAACACAAACGAGATAAGAAATGCATATATTAAGCTGAGCCATCTTTTAACCTCACCAGGCAATCCAAACTCAAACCATTTCTTAAATGGCTTTAGGAAGAACCAATCACCCCATTTGTTTGGAATTCCCTTGATCATACTACTTGTAGTTTTAGCCAAAGCATATACACAAACTACAACAACAAAAAACATTGCTATTTCTATGAGAAAAACATTAAACATACTTGGTACCATAAGATCCTCCTTATTCACCAGTTATTTTGATTTACATTGCTTTTTTATTTCATAAGCCTGCCAAGTTGATAATAAGCTTTCCAGTGAAAGTCTAAAAAACCTTCTTGACATTGACCTTACTTCACTATCTACATTTATATTATTAATTTTTCTTTGAGGATTTGTTATCCAGAATAAATCAATAAAAAAAGTATCTATATGCTTATCATGAGATGTTTCAAAAAAGAATTTTACAAATCCTTTATCATCTTCTAATTTCTTTTCCCAACTTGTTTTTACTTTCCCAATTTGTACTTGCATCTCATCTTTGACATCTCCCACCGTGATAGTCTCAATATCCTCACTTAAAAATTGATCGAAAAACTCTATCATGGAGTTAGCCTTTATAACAACTAACTGACTAAGCATTCCTTTTTTCTTTGCCCATCTCATTGCTTCTTTTTTAATACTTTTTAACTCATCAATTGTTGCTATCCTACTATCATATACCCCTGTAATTTTGGTATTATGATCAATCTTCTTTCCCATTACCCTCTGGTTAGAAAGTACCTTCTTTAATTGTCTAGTTATATCACTACTTCTAATAACACATGTCTTATTTACCATATTAGTAACTATACCCTTAGCTATCACTTCATACTTTGCTCTATTGGCCTTATTCACAGCATTATTACCAAATATATTACCCAACGTAACAATAACCCCCGTTAACCCTGCTACCATTACCGGTCCCAATAAACTATTATAATCTGTCGCTTTTGTTATTAATGCCACCATTGATGTTATCATTATTAATATTTATCTACCATTTAATTATTATAGCATTAACATCTATAGTTGCCGGAGATGCATCACTAGTTTTTATATTAATAATAGACCCAGCATAATCCATACCAGCAGCACAAAATTCCTTAACGTATGGTACAGTATCCTCTGACATACCCTCATAATAAATAGCATATATTCCTTCAATATTACATCTAAACCCCCTAGCTGGGTACGCAAATGTTTTCCCCGCAAATTCATTAACATCTTTCCCATACGCTGGTAAATTCACAGCTGTTTTTGGATTTTGTGCTAAATGCCTCTTCATTTTTGTCCAATCAAACATTGCCATCGTGTCCTCCAATTATTCTTTTAATATCTATGATGCTGGCTCACCAGCTGTGTCTAACACATTTATTGCTCTTATGTTACTTATTTCTATTTTATATGTTTTATCTGTAGCTACAGTAAATGTTATCTCATCTAATACACTATGACCACTAAGTATTTGTTCTGTTATTACCGGCTCTACGGCATTTTCATATTTCTCCCGCTTCATTACTGGATCTAAAGCATCATCATGTTGCCAAATCTGCACCATAAATGTTTTATCTACATACTCATACTTAGTAAACGCAAGAGCAGCCCTAATTAAGTCATCTGTTATTGTTATTTCCGTTGTAGGAGTCGTAACCGCTATTTCCTTAGTATACGAATAAATATCACTAGTTGCTATTAACTCACCATCTTCATTGATCGCACCGGTTAGTGCCAATACCTCATTTGCTTGCATAGGCAATGTTCTGAATTCCGTAGGATCATATCCTTGTACCTGCTCCCAATTAGCATCATCCCAGCCAATGTAAGTGTCTGTAGATAGTCCTATTTTTATAATATATTGGTCATCTCTTTCTGGGTTTTCTACATCTAAGACATCAGAATCTAATTCTATATACCAAAGACCACTAGAAACATGAGTCATTGTTGCTCCTGCTACAGTACCTGTAACTAAAGCACTTATCACCGTTCCTTCACCATGCAAGTCATCTTCCCACCAATCATAAGGGTAATCCCTAACCACCACTGTATCTAAACGTTTTGCATATACAAGAATAGCAACATTATTAGGATTATCTTTAGTATAAGGATTCCCACCACTATCATATATCGTTGCATAAAATCTTTTAAACATCTATTCCCCCAGTTTTACAAGTAAAGTTTTATATAAACCAGGATCTTCTGTTTTATATATTTTAAGATGAGCCTCACGCTCTTCTTTATCCATTAATTTCAACTTACCGCAGACTTCTTCTGCCATAAGAGTCTTGAATTCAGCTATTTTTTCTCTAGATTTTATTGATGCTGCTTTAAGGTGAACATCTGTAATACCCTGTTGTAAATATTGTTCATAAAAAGATATCACCTGTGCTCTAAATATTCCTGGAGCATTCTTTGTTAAACTCTGGATAACCTTTTGCTGTTCTTCTGGAGAATTTTTAAGCCTATATAATTTATAAGCATATAGTTTAGCCTGTTCCTGCATTGCTATCTGTGCCTTAACTATCTCCAGGACTTCACTTGATATTGACGGATTGTTATCCATCATTGCAGTGATAATACTATCCTCTTGACCTGGTTTAGCAGACATTATACGCGTAACATAGATATCCATATTACGTTGCTTAATATAATTTTTTACCTTACCATATTTAGTAGCATCTTCATTCATTAATTCTGCTTCAAACGTTTGCCTTTCCGCAGGATTTTGCATACTCATCATGCTTTCTCCAATCCCAGCTATGTCATTTTCCTCTTTCTCTTCTTCTTTATCCATTTCTTTTTGTTTATTGGCAGCAGCAGGATTGTTTTGTTCCAATGCCCTAGACTCTTGTTCCAACTGCATCATCTGAGATATGTGTGAATATTTTTCTTCTTCCGAAATATTTTCAAACTCTTCTTTTTGTGGTTCAGATAAAGCCTCATAAAATTGATCCATCTCCACTTTTTGTCCTTTCTCTAATAAATGCGCACGTTGCTGATCTTCTGACATTCCATCTAAAAGTTTTTGCTCATCTGGAGACATCGCAGATATAGCCATTTGTATATAATTATTCTCAGCAGATTCCTGTTCTTTCTCACCCATCTCTTGTTGTATTTCCTGCTCAGCTCGTGCCTGTTCTTTCATCCCTTCCGTAGTAACCTTCATCTGCGCTACCATCATCTTAATGTTGTCTTTAATGTTCTTATCCATAGCCCTTATTTGCGACTCTTCCTGGTCAGATAATAGGCTTTTCTGATTCTCCATATCCAGCCCAGCCATATATTCTTGAGCACTTACGTCTACTTGTAGCATTTTCTTCTTTGCGGCTATCTCAGCAGCCATTTCATCGGCTTTAATAGCCCCCATAGCAATGCTGTCTTTAAGAGATTCATTACGCTCAATACCAGCTTCTTCTTTCCTAAAGTTTAACTTCATTCGAGCGCCTTCTATTTCTGCCTCGGTATTTCTCTTAACCTCATCAATTAATCGATCTCTAACTGTAGAATCTTCCTCTGGGAGCATTTCTTTCTGTGCATCAGCGTCAATCCCAAGCTTACCGAAATAAGTATGTTCGGTTATCTCACGTTTATCTTTAGCATCTTTCAAGAAAGTCATTTCTGCAAGACCTTCAACAATCCTTGGTGTTTTTATATGAATACTTATTTTTTCGTCTGCACCAATTACTTCCTGCAATTTTTCACTAACATGATCAAGTAATTGCTGCGATCTTGTAGCCATGTTCGCAATGGTATTCTCCAGAACAATCGCTGAAACATTCTGGCGTGACCATGTAGCTCCACCATATATAAACTCTATCGGGATCCCTATTTCTGCCAGCAAATCCTTGGTTGTCATATCCAATAAGGGCTCTAATGCTAGCATTTTTCCATTACCCCAAAAGTCTTTAGAACCAACTTCTATCGGTAATACAGGAATATATGATTTATCCTTTCTCCACTTCTCAATTTCTGATCTTACTTTTTGTGAATGAGAAGAAATTGACAACACCCTACTCTGAGTACTAGGCATTTGTGTCCCACCACTCCTATCTATTGGGAACATCATTCTGAGAGGAACAAGCATCTCTTCTGCAATAACAGAATTTGCTTTATGGAATTTTTCTCTTCTTATAAGAGTCCTTAATGCTCTTGCCATCGGAGGAATAGGCATACCATGAATATAGTTTTCATTAGTCTCAAAGACAAAAGTACTCTTCTCGTCTAAAAGTATTTTCATAGCCTTGCTACTTATACCTGCTTTTAAAAACATTTCCGGAGTAGTACAAAGAATAAAATGATTCTTCTGTTGTATGAGTTTCTTCGTAGTTGGCGGTATCTGATAGTACCACTGCTTTTCACCAGTAATTTCATTCGTTACATTAACGATCTGATACGGTGATCGTACACTTATCTTCAGTTTATCACCCTTACCATTTCTCTTATCGGTTGCAATAAATACTCTTAATACATTAAATGAATCACAATCAGGATTAGAACATTTGTATTTAAACTTTCCTCTTTCATATTTATACTGAGGGATTCCATTTTCTGCTAAATCTGACAACTGATACGCCTGCCCACAACTTTTACATGTAATTATTTTTTGTGACGGTGACATAACAGATACCACCGAAATACCTAATTTAAGACCATTAATATTAGAACTCTTAATTTTTTGATGAACCTCCATCTTCCGTAAAAGTTTATTAATCTTTTGACGCGTTTCACTCTTACTAGCAACAACGTATATACCTGATAATGGAAATTCTGCTAATTTATCTATCGCTGTACCGACTATAGTAAATGTATAAAAATATTCACAAAGTCTATATATTTTTTGTATATCATTCTTTTCTACTTTATATTGTAAGAGCTGAGACACACTTGTTGCCCCGTCTAGAAACAACTTAGACCCAGCACTTACCGATAAACTATTATTGCTCAAAGTATCTCCTATAGGAAACTTTTATTATGCTGGTATTTTTGGCATCAATTTACTTGCAATGTCGGCGGCCCTCATAGCTTTACTAGATGGTCCGCTATCATCTTTTATCTTCTTAGCACTTAAAAGATTCCCAACAGTTGATGTTTCTAAAGTGTCCCATTTTTTCTGATGAAGTAACACCTGCGCTAAATAATAAGGTGTCTTCGCTAAACTAGGATCTATTGTTAATATATCATTGAATATCTTATCAAACTTTTCTGGTTCCACCTGTGCTAATTCTGGATAATCTCTGAGTAATTCTTTCTTAGCCTTCTTTCTACCCGCATCTTGTCCTATCGCTGTAGCGGTGTATACCGCTGACCCAACAAGTAATGGTGGTATTGCATTTTTTAACGCACTTCTAAATATTGATTGTAACATATTAGGCTCTACTTTCTTTCCAGTCTCTTTCATTACGGCTTCTGCTATTGCTTTTGCGTCAGGAGCTGCATTTTGAACAATCGGTTGTATACGATTATATATATGAGTTACCCCACTTCTTACCGTTCCTGGCCTAAGCCCTACCGCCAACTTCTCACCGAGATTACGTAAATGCTGAACTGATGATATTTTGATTCTTTTTTGAAGTGGTTCTATATAATACTCTCCACCCGCTTCCTTGAGCATTCTCATTAATTTATCATTCATATATGCATATTTAACGGCATCAAAATTAATATCCATCATCTTCTCTGCTTGTTTAGATAACTCAGATGCTTCCACTTCTCTTTCCTCAAATTCATCTGGCATATTAAACTGAGTCTCCTGAGGGATAACACCCTCATCCTTTAATCTACCTACTATTTTTGGAAAATCATCGTCTAAGACAGTTTTATTGGTCTCTCCCCATGTTTTGTTTAATACTTCATAAACATTTTCTAATGTCTCACCATCTTGCAATAATTCTTTAATTGTATTATAAATATTAGTATAAGTATCCTCTTGCTCTTGATAAGCACCATTAAGGTTATCTACGTTCTCTTCTGCAGCTGTCTTTAACACTCCTCTCTCATGAGCTCTTGAATTTAAATATTCTTTCCCAATCTCTTCCGCTGTTTTCTCATTAGACGCTCCTATTTTAACCGGAATCAAGAATTCCATATCAGCCTCTATCATTGCTACCTTCATAACTGTATCACTAATATTCTTTATTTTTTCCGACGCATCTAAATGCTTTGCGGCGTCAAATGTAGACATTTTATCTTCTGCCCGTTTCTCTTCCCATTCTAAATGGTTAACTTTATGGCATACTGATTCTATCTCATTAGGATTTAACATATTGTTCTCTGCTACTTTTACTAAAGCATCTGTTAGGCTGCAAGGGGTAGCATGAGCATATTGTAAGGCTTCCTTTGCTAGTCCTTCTACTTGTAACGACTTCCTATTCTCCCCAAACATACTCCTACTCCTTTCTTAATTTTATTTTTCCACAAGCTTATCAAACTTGCTAAGAGCATCCTTTGCTACTTTCACATTACCGGTTTCTAAAGCTCTTGCCATACTCTCATCCGCAACTGCTCCAATAATTTCATCCACTTGTGCTTGTTTTTCGATATTATCAGATGCCACCTTACCTAATCTTCTAATTTCCTTTAGTTCCATTTTAGAACCCTCCTTATTTTAATTAAATACTAATACACTTTCTATTATAGAAAAGAATTTTCCTATTTTTTTGTCAATAACTTTATTTGCTTATCCATGGGAATCTATCAAATTCTCCCTGGAACCAAATTTTTGCCAGGAGAAGATAAGTAAGATTTTGCAACCAATCATCAGGTAATGTCTTTCCGTAACGCAGGGTACGCTTTACTGGATCATTATACCTAAACACAGTGGTTAGATCATGCACAAATTCTGATGTTTCTCCGGTAAACTTTGCAAACTCAAATTCTCCATTGGTTATACCGTCAATACATTCCGTCATTGCTACCGTTCTTGGAGCTAGCCATTTATCGCCTTCTGCACTATATACATACTTATCACCCATATCACCCAAGTATTGTATTTCCATCACTCTGTCATTACCAAGTATAGCCTTTAACCTTTGATTTTCTTTATGCCCAGCACCGTAATCACAACCTAATATTTTTACTTTTACGGCATTACACCATTTAGCTATATCATTAACTACTGAATCCGGATCATCAGTGTTAAATCCTTCCATATCATAATATTTTCTACGAAACAAAATATCTATCCGATTAGTTACCATATTTAACTGACCTATAGTAAGCATTGTATATGACTTTATAGTTACTGTACCCCCTCCACGTGGAGACGTTTCCATAGCCCAGTCTAATCCTGCAAAGGCTGGCCAATGGCTTACCCTCATTTCTTTAATTTCTTCTATCGTATTTGCATAAAAACGATCAGGATTACACATAGATGCTATTAATTTATTTGTAATCGGATGAGTACTATCCGCATATGATACGCCCAAGATCTCATTATATACAGTAACAATAGGGTCAGTTTTCATCCTATATAGTATTTCCTTCCATGATGTTGACCCAGGCGCTGAAGGATCTACCATAAGCTCATTTATATGGTATCCGCCCATTGGCCTATCCGGGAATGACTCGACCCATTCTCCATCTTTTGCATACAATCTACTCCCACATTTTGCACAAATTAAACCCTTAAGACCTATATTGATTATTTTCTTCGTGGTTCCATCTCCGCCGAGCGGTCCGTTCCAATGATTACAGTGAGTACATTTTACCATCCACTCATTCATTGAGCTTCCCTGCCATAATTGTTCAAGTGGATTATCTGGTGATTTAGGTGTTCCTGAGTATACAACAAATTTGTGAGGAGAACGTCTTGAAGAGTTTAAAACAATCACAGTATTCTCTATTGGAATGTCTTGAATTTCATCAAACAAAACGAACGAACTGCTTGCGCCCCTTATACTTAGCACTGATGCATAAATATTTGCAAGGATGACACGAGAGCCATTTGTCACTGCCATTTTTTTTACTTGTCGCTCGGTTTTCCTATGATCATAGAGCCATTTTTCCATTACTAATGACTCACCCATAAATCTTTTCATTATATCTACAGAGAATTGACTGATTTGTTTATCTGTTGGCTGGCATATGATAGTACTAAAATTTCTATACATCATACTAAATATACAACCAAGAGCTCCAATAGTCACTGACTTGCCAACCTGACGTGAACATTTGAATACAAGCTTCCTATTTACCTGGTCTACCTTATGAGACAACCTCTCATCATCTAATATTACTCTCCAAAATGGGAAAGCCTCAAATGAATAAGGATCATCCTTGAACATCAATAAAGATTGTACTTTATCTGATACGCTATATTGTTTTGATAAACTACCTTTTGGTAACATCTATAGCCTCGTCTTGAACATATTCTCTCCCTTTGATCTCTTCCCTTCTGATGTCATCTAATGTCCTACGTGTACTATGAACGTCATCAATCCTTTGTACTATCCTCATTACCTCATCAATATCCTCTTGCGGTCCAGTTCCTCTAAGCATATCCTCTCTGATCATGTTGTTAATAAATTGCCACTGTTGAGACACCCATTGAGGCATAGCCATACCACTCTTTTCGAACGACTTATACATTTCTTTTGTTAGCATACCTAATATTTGTTTATATATGTGTTCTGATTCTACTTCTGTCATATAACCAAGCATATATATTGTCTGAATGGATGACTTGTCTATCAAGAACCTGTGCATGTCATAATATTTATTTGATGGATCAATTAGCAAGTACTCAGCTATGTCAGCTCTACCTACAGCAAAAAATCTTTGTTTAGACAGAGATAAGTTCCAGAAAAAATAATAATACCTCATTAACATATGATATCCATATTTTTCTTTGTGAGATGTCCTAGAAATATTCCATGAATACCTTATTTTGTGTAATGGTACCCCCGTCATCAATCCACAGTCAAACCATTCCCTTGCATTGTATATTTCATGCACTTGCAGTAATTTCATTATAGAAGATCTGGGATCTTTCTTAAAGCTACCAATCCTATCTATATATTCATCATATTCTTTAGGAGTCTTAGTATTAACATAATAAGAAACAAACCCAATAAATTCTTCTTTATTGGGATAAAAAGTATCCATTACTGTTTCTTTAAATACCCACGGGGTTCTCTTCGCTATCGCATCTATATTACCTTTCCTCATCTTCTTACCGTCAGGAAAACTAACGCACTCGTCTATTAAGTTCTGTATATCTACTTCTGGCACAACATTCATATTGGCATTATTAATTATTACCACCATGTCAAGAATGCTGAGCCCTGAATAAATCAGAGCTCTTAAATAATTTCTATAAGGAACGCATTTCATCTACTCTGCTCCTGAGTCGTTGCCTCTTATTTCATTTAATAATTTTGTCAGTGCTTTAATAGATCTCATTAATATATTCTCAGGTATATCATTTTTACCAATTCTAGATAAAAGCAACAACTGCCCTGTTTTATCAATAATATCTTCGATGTTATATTCTATATCATTTGTATTCCCTATATTATCATTATCAACATATTCTAACCCGATAAGATCATCAACCAATGATTCTAACTCAGCTTTCTTTAATATTTGACCATCATCCTTAAC